AGCATTTAATATATTATCTGTAAGTTTTGTAGTTGCAGAACCTGTACCTTGTATTAAGATAGTATCAGCTATAGCAGACCCACTCATCTCAGTTCTAAAAGAAATTTTAACAGGAGTTCCAGTACCACCAACAGATTTTGGAACATTAATAGAAGCACTAAGACCTCCTGATGCATCAATATTTGAAGATGTTTGAACTTGAATAATACCTAACCTAGAAGCTGTAGCCTCTAAATTTACATTATTAAATACTTCCCCTTGATTTAAAGTATGAAGTTTAAATGAATAATCTGTACCAGGATGAGATTCAATCTCAGGTCCACCAATTGTACCACCAAGAAAACCATAATATCGTGAACTTACACCACCATCTGCTGCTGTTGAAGCTGAAATAGTTTGTGGTTCAGCACTTCCAGTAAAATCATTACCACTACCAGTTGGAATATTAGCAGTAGCTCCAATATATGAACCATCTAATATTCTAATAACAGTTAATTTATTTCCATGTTTTAAATATTGTCTAGCTGTTTCTGATGTTAAATAAGTGGTTTTAGTACTTCCACTTAATAATACTTCACCAAATATTTGTTCAAACTCAGCCATACTTGAAACAACAGTGGGTATCATAGCGGGACCTTTTACAGTTGGACCTATAATAGCAGCTCCAATATCACCTATAGCTGCTGGTAAAAATGTTTTGTCTATTTCGTTTGTAAATACACCGGGACTTACAATTTTTTCACTTGTCGGCATTTAATTTTCTCCTATAATTATTCTGGGAATGTAGCACCACTTGGTTGAACAGTGAAATCTAATACAATGAACTCAGCTGTTCTAGTTGGTTGAACAAATATTTGTCCATATAAGATATTTCTATCTACTACATCAGTAGTGTTATTTGATTCATCCATCACAATTCTAAATGCTGTCAATCCACTATTAGATTGAACTTGTTCCATATAAGGGTTAACGATATTCAAGAAACGATTTCTAGTTTTTGTATTATTTTGTTCAAATACAAGGAATCTAGAAGTACTAGCAATAAATTTCTTCAATTTAATAAGCAATCTTCTCACATTAACTCTATCTAAAGCACTTGCTTTTTTCTGTAATGTTTTTTGACCCCAAACACATACTCCTTGTCCTGGGAATGTAGCAATCGGATTAACATTGTTATCATATAAATCATCACGATTTGATTGAGTTAGTTTTCTTTCTGCTTGAATAGCAACATCAATTCCACCACGATTTAAACCAGCAGGAGCAAACCAGGGGTGTGCTACTTTATCATTGAATGCATATATACCACCCATCACTACTGAAGGTGGCACCCAAACATTCCTACCTAAATTAGTTTCTGCTATTTGAACCCAAGGCCAATACATAGCAGCGTAGTTTGAATCTCTTGTTTCTGCTTCTGATGTTGCTGTTGTTAAATTTGAACCATAAGGAACAGGATCAAGTACTAAGAAACAATCACCTCTATCTTCAACCATATCAATAGCTTTTTGAGCTATTGTAAGATGACTATTTGATAAAACACCTGGCATTAATAATAAATTAATATCATATTCATCTTGATTTGATAACAAATTAATAGCTTGAACATAAGCATTTGAACCACTAGCAGTATCTACTTTAGCAGTTGTTAAATAATATCCTTGTGATTGGTCACCTATATTTTCGTAGAAAGTTGTTGTTTCATTACCAGAAGCTCCTCCAACATTTCCAATTCTCTGATTACCAAACATATCAAATCCATGATATCCATCACTACCACTAATAAATGAACCATGATACGAACCACTACCAATACCTGGTAATGATGAAGATGCATGTCCATATTTACTTCCAGATGCATCTACCACATTTCCATTACTATCAAGATAATTAGGAGTTTGTGCAACATCTGTAATATAAATATATTTAGATTTGTTTACATGTGAACCACTATAAGCTATATATGGTTCAATTGTTCCACCTGATATAACAGGTTTTTGATTACCAATAACTCTTTCTATATAATTATTCGCATTTGGGTCAAGTGATAAATTATTCCATGTTTCTAAAATTTGTTTTCTTTTATGTGTATCGTCACCTCTTCTAACTAAAAGATTAAATGTTCCTCTTTTAGCATTTGTTCCAGTAATTTCCCATCTTATATTATCTGATGAGCCGGATACTAATAAACCATTTGAACTGGTAAGAAAACCTGTTGTAGATCCTAATGCTGCATCTGTTACAGTATTAAAATTATTATATCCAATACCATAACCTTGTGTATTTATTCTAAAAGATGCTTGTGTACCAGCAGCTACACCCGAGTGGTGAATTGTTTGTGCAATTGCAGTTTCATTCGTTACTGATAATGTTGAAGAACCAGTATATCCAGCTGCCGAACTTCCAGTTGGAACATCAGCATAAGCTTGAGTATACTCACCATCCAGTATTCTTACAACAGTTAGTGAACCTTGATGTTTAAGGTATTGTCTAGCTGCTAAAGAGGTAAGATATGAATATGATTGACTACCACTTTGAATTTTTGTACCAAATATTTGTTCAAATTCCGACATACTTCTAACAACTGTTGGAATTAATGGTGGGCCTTTTGGTGTTGGCCCTATTAAAGCTGCTCCTATATCACCAACTGCTGCTGGTAAAAAGGTTTGATCGATTTCATTTGTAAATACACCTGGGGAAATTATTTTTTCACTGGATGGCATTATGATTCTCCTAAATTTTTTATTGAACTAATTTTTAATTGATAGATAAATTGATATTATGCTATAGATTTTCATCATATATAAATATATGAAAATGCTACCAAACAAAGTTATTTTTTTGTTTTTATTTAAGATTTATCTTTAGTTGGTACAAAGTCACCTGTTTCAGGATTCAAAGTTCCATCACCATATTTTTCATTTAATTTTGTGATTAAATCTTGTTCTGAATTTTGAAGTTCTATAAATTTATCTCTTAATTGATCGGTGGCTTTAATATTGGCTTCTAATTGTTGTTGTAATCTAAGTTTATTTACTTCGAGTGAACCAAAAGCTTGTTGTATACCAACATACTTTTTTTGTACATCTTTTATTTGTTCAATTTCCTCTGCTGTAAACTTAGTAGCATCTTTATACTTACTTGCTAAATTTGATTCTTTTGATTCTTCTGGCATTTTATAACCTCCATTGTTTTGTCATATATAAATATATATAATTTTTTAAAAAAAGATAATTATTTTATCTTGTACTGCCTGGACCTTTAGGTGCTAAATTACTTTTTTTAGCTTCAGGACTATCAACTTTACCACCGCGAATATCAATTTCTTCGCCAAATACAACCCTAGACACAGTTAGTTTCTTTTGTAAATTTGATATTTTGTTTGTAACTACTGAATTAGTTTCTTCAGGTAATAAATAAGATTTAGTTAAAACACTAAAATTTGATTTTATAAATCGTTCACCTGAAACATCCATTTCTGATACATCTGATATTGAATCTATTGAACATAAAAATTTATATTCTTCAGAATCACCCCAATATGTGTTATTTTGTTCTGTAAAACTTTCAACTAAAATATTCATTTGTTCTATATAATTTGTCCACAATACAAATTCATATGTAATATTAACAAAGTTTGGCATTGTAGTAACAAGTCTTTCTTCTTGTGGTTGAATACCTGTTAATACTGAAAATCTATCATATCTATTTTTCTTTGACCATTGATTATTTCTAATAACTTCAATATTTTCTCTTTTAACATCATGTTCAAAATTCATTGGCATTTCAGTACTTCTCTCTATTGAAGTTCTTTTCAACATTATAAGAGGTAAAATAAAAGTACCTTGTTTATCTCTTATAGCTCCTCTTTTTCTAGCAGATTTCCATCTTTCTTCATTACCATACATTACAGGAATTTTTATTGTTTCATTAGCTTCTCTAATTATCGGTTTCATTACATCTTTTACATGAGTTAATATTGCTGTATCTACATCTTTTAAAGTTATTGAATAATTTTTAGTAAAATTTTTACCTGGCGTAAAAGATTCACTTCTATTTCCTGACCTTACAGTTGTATTTCTAGTAGATCTTTGTTCAGCTCTATTTATACCTTGTGTAGATACAACTTGTTTATTTGTTATTGGTTTAACGGCCATTTCTTCTTCTCAATGCTTTCAATTTATCTTTTTTAGTTTTAACTTTACCTATATATTCTTCTGATTTGACTGCACTTGTATCAACTTTTCCAATTGCAATCTCTCTTTTTATATCTACTTCAACTGCTTTTGTACCTGTTTGACTACTACCTGGTATATTATCCAATTTATTTACTATTTTACCCATCAACTCTTCCATTTTCAAATTACCATTTGAATCTGGTATGTAAGTGTGTTTTCTCTCACCATATACATCTGTATCTTCTTGTATATTTCCACTAACTTCTTTCTTCGGTTTATTTAAACTTTCAGGATTAAAGTTAGGATTCTTTGTATCATACTTTATAATTCTTTTATTTGTTATTTGTTGTACAGCCATTATCTTGGTCTTTCTTCTATTTGTAATGATGATAATCTACTTCTATGTGCTTTTGCATTTATAGAATGTTTATAATTTGGATGTCCAGCTATCAATTGTGGTTCTGTTACACTACCTATCTCCCAATATTGATTATTCCAATCTACAATATCACCAATCTCTGGAAAGAAATTTAATGAACCACTTGATAAATTTTCTCTTTGGAAATACATTTCAATATCACCACGCAAATCTGCCCCAAAATCATCTTGAGTAATTTCAGGTTCATTATATAATAATAAACAATTAACTCTAAATCCCACATCATAATATTTTGTAGTTGATTCACCATAAATATTTTCATCTGTATTATCTACACTTACTTTATAAACATCAACGGATTGTCCAACAATCTCATCAATCAATTCTTCATTCATATCATTGATAAGATTGACTTCCTTTTGTGGTATAAAAAATGGACTTGTTCTTGACATTAATTACTCCTATACACTCGCTACAAATATTTCTACATCTATAGCATCACTTCCTGTAAATATTACAAGACTTTCTAAATCAACTAAATCTGTAACTAAATTTGCATTAGCATCTGAAATTCCAATTCCATCGTTTGGAACTCCCATCATAAAACTTTTTCCAGCTTCCAATAATAAACTAGCAGATTCGTCAGCTGCTGAATCATCTTCCCCTACATCTGATTGTAAACTCAATGTTACACTTGTAGTATCATCTAAATTAGTTACTCTTATATATCTAACATCATCAATATCTAAAGGTGCAAGAGTTCCATCAGCGACAGAACTATGAAAATGTACCAAAGTAGTTTCAGCATTAGCTGCACATGTTACAATTCTTTTATATACTTCATTTATACTAGCAATAGTTAATTCAGTTGTACCTCCCTGGTCTTTACCATTGAGTATAACTTCTTCTGTTATTTTAACTTTTAAATCAGCTGCTGTTATGGTACTAGCCATTTATAATCTCCTTATCCTATATAAATACCCAATGGGGATTTGTTTAATACTTGTTGATTAGCTTCTGCTTCTTCTGCTTCAGCTTTTGTTTTCTCTGTTAATGATACTGAATCTAAAAATTCTTTTAATTCTTCTAATAATAGTGATTTTTCTTCTCTACCTTCTGCTTTCAACCCCTCACCATCCATAGTTACCTCACCATTTGGAAGTGGCATTGAAGCATATTTACTTCTTATAATTCCTAATAATTCTTTTGATAGTGCTAATGTGAATTTTCTTATCCATTGTCTACCTGATGAATTAATAGTTTCATATCTTATAAATTTATATGGTACATTACTTGGGTCTGTTACTTTGTTTTTTGTATAAGATTTAGTTGTTACATTCATATCACTTCTTAAATAGTATTGAAAATAAATTTTATCACCAGCATCAGTAGTTTTAGGTCTTGGAAATATTCTTAATTTGTTATTTTGTAATTCAAATGAATAATTTGATTTTCTAACT